TGTGCGGTTCAGGTGTGGTTAGTCTACTATTAGAATATATCTCAGGCTTAGTAAAGTCAAGTGTAAACATTGTATTACTCTAGGAGTTGTCAGCAAGCTGTAGTTATCTATTGTTAATTCCTCCAGTAAAGGTAAGCTAACATTCCCTAATCGTTTGTCTTACTAAGTATTCCTATAGGTTCATAGCTTGTCTACTACTAGTAACCTTATATCCTAAGTACCTTTAGCTGTTAAAGTTATCCCTTAAAGAATAAGATGTTCTAACTTCTAACCAGTTCCTTACTTCAAGCATAATCTATGATGGCTCAAGCATTTCATGTACCTTGCTATCTTCAATTACTTTATCAATGACTCAGCTACCTTTAGACTCTTCTTTAAGTATAGTCTCATTCAGCTCAATCCCTAACAATATCATACTTCCAAATATCTAACATCGTTAATTGAATAGAACAAATGAATAATAAAACAATCTACCTCTTGAAGTAAATTAGAAAATCACATAATCGTTGTGCAGGGATTGAGCTTTATTACTTTAATTGCTCTAGCTGTTAACTGGTTCAAAGCAGGTGTATCCTTTTCTTTGTTTAAAGCAAAGTAACCTAGCCTCAGTGAATCCAAACACACCAAGCTACTTAAGTCAACATTAAACATGCTACATCTACCTAAGTTCGCAAGCTCTCTAAGGTAGCTGTGATGTTGACTTAAGTAACTTAGCGTGTTGTGTCAACTGTGACTACGGTCACTTTATAAACTAAGAAAAGGATAAACCTATGAACCACTTAACAGCAACAATCAAAGCAATAAAGCTCTACCCTGCAGACGATTCTGAGAAGTTAGAATTTACTTCAAGAGGAAGATTTTTAAGAAACAACTGCTACTCTTCAACTAACGATGTTAGATATTTAAAAGCACAACATCGTCAGGCGCGAGCTGAGTGGTCTATACTAAAAGAAGATTCTAAAGGTGATGAGTCTACTGCTAAAGCAATCCAAGATAAGCAAGGTTACATGGCAACACTCGAGCCATCATTAGATTCTGCGATTGAAGTAAGGAAATGCTTTGAAGAAGAACATCTAAAATTCTTCGGCAAGGAATATACTCAACCAGTAAAAGGTACTAAGCATCTAAGCTCACAAGAAGTAGATTCAAACTACGAACCTAAGCAATACTAAGTAAGGTAAACAAAGGGAGTGTTAAAGCTCCCTTTTTACTGTTCGTCATTAACGAGTCACTCTCACACTGTCATTATTTAATGAGCAGGTAAAACGGGGGAGAAGATTAGTCTGGGATTTAACAAGAGGAGACACCATGTCTAGAAAATTAAATGCTTTACAAAAGAAGTTTCTAAAACAAGTAGTTAGAGATATACCTGACAGGTTAAAGCTATATGATTATATGTATAGCAACAGTAACATCTTTGATTACATGGAAGATATACACGATTACGAGACACTACATCATGACATAGATAGATATGTTAATGATGAGTTTATTAAACAACATGGAGCTAAGATATGAATACTATTTTTACAATTACATCCACAAAAGATAACTGTTGGATGAGTCATACACACGTAGAAGAAGACTTTGAAGATGCTTGTTCACGCTTTAATCACGAGGCTTGGTGGCTTCAGACTTCTAATACCCCAAGCAATGAGAAGATGGCTCATGAGTTATTAAGGAATGACTTTGTTTTAGAGACATTTAAAAATGATATGGATACTAAGCACTCATTAACAATGAGGATGCATCAAGTAGAGTAATTCTCCTTAGCCTGAGCATGCTTTCTAACTGCTCACTCCAAGAAAGCCTGAGTATGCTTGAACTAGACTTGGTTAGGTCTAGTAACTACTCACTTACTTGTATAGCCTGACCCAACCGTAAGAGGGTAGAAGGGGAAGTTGTCGGTTAATGAACCTTCGCTATACATTTACTTCCTGAGTACGAAACTAAACTGCTCATCACACATAGAGGTTCAGGCTAAAACTACCATACTGTAACCAGCGTAGTCCTCTATGTACCCTAGCCTGAGCATGCTTTCTAACTGCTCACTTTATAAACTAATAAAAAGGTAGGTGTAAGATGGAAGAAGAAAGAGAACAACTAGAGAAAGCGAACGAAACTATTGCAAGCTTAAGAGATGAGGTTAAGAGTTTGTACACTAAGCTTGATAACTACAACCACGAGCTTGCAGTCGAGCGTTCTATATGGGAAAGGTTTGCTGATAGTATCATCCTAAGCAACAGCTTCGCTGACTTTATAGAAACCATGGTGTCTGATGAAGTGGATTCTAAGATAGACAATCTTGATTTATCTGATGAGATATCTGATGAAGTAGATAGTTACTTAAGTGCTTCAACAATTACTATAGATAGGTACTAAGATGATTAATATTAACTGTTGTATATGTAATAAGATATTCAATGTAACTATGTCAGAGTATTCTGAATGGGGTAACAACCCTGAGCCAGTAACTCCCGCTGAAGATAAGCAAGGTGATGAGTTACGTTGTTGTGATAGATGTAACACTGAAATTGTTATACCTCATCGAATGAACGCAGGTGTTCCTAATGCTCTTCTTATTGCGTTAAAGAAGAGCCTTAGGAAGGAGTTAGGACTATGACTGACTACAATAAAGAATACTTTTTTTATCTACAGAGACGAGTACATGCGAATGTATATGCCAACGCCTCTCAATTAATGATTCAACTTTACAATGGAGCTACAACCGATGAAGACTTTGCTGATGTTATGTATACCTATGATAGCACTTACACTGATGATGGTGGTGAGCCTGAGCTTGTGGAAGCTTTACAGCATTGGATTGTTTCCCCTTTCTTAGGTGGTAAGCTTAAGGAACAGGGTGAGATGGTGGGTAATGTACACGGTTTAACTATATGGGGAAGAACAACTTGCGGTCAAACAATTGAGATGGACCATGTGTTTAAAAGATGTTTTCCTGTATCACTCTAGGAGTTAGAAATGATTAAAGCAATAACATTATTACTATCAATGGTAATAATTAATTACCTCATAGTGGTATTTTTTATACCAACACTTCATTGTCATACAGATAGCATGACATGCCACACTAAATCAAACTACTAAGGAGTAAGAAATGAAAGTATATAACATGATAGTAAACCAAAGAGCTGTACCTAATCAATTTATTATTCACGATAATGAAGTTGAATACTTCCAAAGCTATCGTTCAATAATAGCTAAGAAAGTTTACACAGTTAATGATAATCTTCACAAGATATTCTTAGATGAATACTACTGGGATTATTCTAAGACAACAGGTAAGTATCGTAATATATTCTTAGGAGATTCTGGAATAGCTGAGACGCGTAAGAAGATTAAAGATGGTACCTATATTTTAACTGATTTAAACAACGGAGAAAGTTATGAATGAACTAGACTGGAATGAACGACCTAAAGCTAAGGCTAAGAACGCTGATACACCTATCACTGATGGGGAGAGATTCGTCTGGGATTGGCAACACGGATACCTAGGTGATTGCTTTAGAGGTAAGCTTGCTGAGTTGATAGCTAAGTCTGATACCACTAACCGTTCTAAATTATATAAAGCTTTTCCAACAGAGACTCAAGCTATTACTGACTATCAATTCAAAGAAGATTGGTGGTGGAACGCTGAAGAAAAGATAGCTATTGAATCTGAATCTAACAAAGTACAGTATGGAGGATACCATGATAACTAAACTAGAGACAACTGATTTATTCAGTGATAGAAGTACAGTCAACGAGGCTTTCCAATACCTTGATGATATTATGAAGACGGTACATGATGGTGGGGATAGAATGGCTGCTTATACAGGAGCTTACGTAATCTATAACACCGTTGTTAATTACTACAACAAACAACTAGAGGAAGAGACATGAGTACAGAAGATAGATTAGTCTGGGAAAACACTTATAACTATGGCATCTTTTGTGAAGATTGTGAATACAAATCTGTTATCATAGAACCACACGGAGAAGCTACTAGATTATGTAAAGCTATAGAGTATGATTGTATAGATGAGTGTCCGGGATTAGAAACGGAGTGGAGTTATGAGAAAGACAAAGGTACATAAGATTAATATAGAGGAGGCTATCAGACACACTAAGGTTTTAAAGAAAGCATCTATACATACAGATAACTTTATGTTAAACCATAGTAGCCTTACAACATTAAACATACTGAAGAAGCTAGGGTTCACCCATGTATCAGTAAAGGATTATTCATAATGACAGCAGGAAGAAAACCACTGTATAGTGAGGAGATACTTCTCGATAATGGAGAGAGGTACACGGTTAAAGAAATCATGGATGTTACTGGGAAATCTAGGTCTGTTATTAACACTAGATTGTCTAAGAATAACCACGCATATAGTGTGCTGAGTAGAGGTAACGCTCACAAAGCTATAACACTGAGTGATGGTAAGATGTACACCATGCCAGAGATAGTAGAGATTACCGGATGTACTGATAAGACTATAGGGAATAGACTTCATAGAAGCAAGGAAGCATCTTACATTCTAAAGAAAAACTCACACTATAACTACACGCCATCTAAAAGAAACGGAGTACCACTTAATGCTTTCAATGAAACTTATGGTGAGACAGACGAGAAAGTATTTAAATTATTATTTGGTAAATGGTAACAACTTACTTATTTACTATGTTAAAATATAAGGAACAACATGGAAACTTATCACGATATTATAATAAACGTAGACATTCTAGTAGGGATACCAGCTAAGACACAAGAGGATGCTATGGATACTATTGATAGTTTAACAACAGAAGAGTTATTAACTATAGCTCTTAAGCAACTGCCTTTCGCAGAGCTAGAAAACGGTAAACCAATAACAATAAACTAGAGGTGAGATATGATTACTAAAGATGAAGAAGACAATTACTTAGAAGACAAACCTTATTACTATAAGTTAGGTTGGAGAAACTGTTCTTCTAATCAACCAATAAGAAAGTTTACTTTACATAACGAGAAAGATGCAGCCGACCATGAGATGTACAACATAGGTTATGGAGATTGTATTGCTAACTTAGAAACTAATATAGATTTAAACTTTGACTATGAGGGAGGAGACTATATGGATTGATAAACAGTAAGCTATAAACAATAACTATTTTAATTTACGGAGGAACATTATGTTCGTTGAAGGAACAACTATTTTTAACACATCACTAACCAAGTTCGATGTGTACCAAGGACAATCTACAGAGAAGTACGCTTTACAGATTACTCTGGATAAGAAAGAAGCAGCAAGACTATCCAAAGAAGGAGTAAAGATTAAAGAGTACGATGGTGAACCAATCAGAAAGTTTACTAGTCGCTATGACATTCCTGTTTATCAAGGAAAGAATAAACTATGGGACGATGAAATCCCTAGCGGTAGTAAGGTTAGGATTGAGTACACTACAAAGGAACATCCAACAGCAGGAGCAGTGCCTTATGCTAAGCGTGTGCTGTTGCTTGAAGTAGGTGAAGGATACGAAGGACAAGCAGAAGCAGATGAAGCTTTCTATGCTGATGCTGTTCCTTTCTAGAACTCCTTAAAGGAAAAGAGGAAGCTGGCTAGCATACCCAGTTCCCTCCTCCTCGAAGTATGCTCGATTGATTACCGTAAGTAATCACTTAAACCAATAAACTAAATAGCAGAGGAGCTACTATGGGAACTAAGAGGGAACCGTGTCCTAAATGCAGGGACGCAGGTAATGATACAACGGGTGATAATTTAAACATATACCCTGACGGAAACAGCCATTGCTTTGCTTGTGGTTATCATACAGCAGGAGACGGCAATCAAACAACAAGCTACAAACCTAGATTCAAACCAAGTGAAGAGGTAGTAGTGGGTGGAGCTTATGCTGATATACCTGATAGACGTATATCGGAGAAGATAGCTACCCAATATAAAGTTAAGGTAGAGTATGACTTAACAGGTAAGATAGCTAAGCATTACTATCCTTTCACAGACAGCTCATGTCGTGTCGCAGCTTGGAAGATTAGAGATGTACCTAATAAAAGATTCACTATCCAAGGTAAGTTCGAGGATGTTGGATTGTTCGGTGAATGTCTTTGGGACTCCGGAGGTAAATACATAACCATCACTGAGGGTGAGATAGATTGTCTATCCTTAGCTGAGGTATTCAATGGTAAGTGGGGAGTAGTTAGTCTAAGGAATGGAGCAGCCAGTGTAGAGAAATCTATCGCAGGTTCTTATGACTTCCTTAACTCATTCGATAAGATTGTACTTGCTTTCGATAACGATAAGGCAGGTAAGGAAGCTATTGATAAAGCACTAGAGCTATTCAGTCCAGACAAAGTAAAGATTATGTCTTACCCTGAAGGGTATAAAGATATATCTGATATGCTACAAGCAGGGTTAGTCCGAGAGATTGAACAAGCTTGGTGGAACTCTAAGACTTACATGCCAAGCGACATCGTAGGTGCTACAGAACTAAAGGATACTTGGTTTAACAGACCAGATAAACAATCAGTACCTTATCCTTGGGTATGTTTAAACAATAAGACAGAAGGTTTCAGACTAGGAGAGATGGTAACTATTACATCCGGTACTGGAATGGGTAAGTCATCTATCATTAGGGAACTAGAACATCATCTCTTAACAACCACACCAGATAAGCTAGGGATTATCCACCTAGAAGAAACAACTGAGCGTACCTTAGATGGCTTAGTTGGTATCGAACTGTCTACCCCTTATCATCTTGATGAAGTACGTCAGAACTATTCTCCAGAGCTAGCAGACAAAGCCTTTGAGAAACTATTCAGAAGAGAAGATGGTGAAGCACTATCACTATTCAACGGTAAAGACTTAAGTGTAGAGAAGATAGTTAGTAGGATTAGGTTAATGGCTAAGGCTCAGGGAATTAACTGGGTAGTCCTTGACCACCTTAACTTAGTTATGTCAGGTGATAACAAAGGAGATGAACGTAGAAACATTGATGCTTTGATGACTCAGCTCCGAGAGGTAGTAGAGGAAACCAACATAGGATTGTTTGTTATCTCACACCTAAGTAGACAGCCGGGTAAGGCACATGAAGAGGGAGGAGAGATTAGTCTCAACCATCTAAGAGGTAGCCAAGGTATAGCTCAACTATCTAACATGGTTATTGCTTTAGAAAGAAACCAACAAGCAGAGGATGACTTCATGCGTAACGTAACAAAGCTAAGGGTACTGAAGAATAGATACACAGGTTCGACAGGACCAGCAGGTCATCTCCATTACGATAACGAGACAGGTAGGATAACTGAAACTATAATAGAACTGGAGGAAGTATAATGACACAAGAACAAGAATCAAAACTATTAAAGATAGTGCGATGGATACTGGAAGAAACAGATGAACCAGTAGATGAGCTTGAATATTTAATTAATAAAGCTTATCCTAAACAGACATGGCTAGAAGAATACTCAGATGTTATTACCCATATGGAAGTACAAGGTGGTAATTAATGAAGGTAGCTTTTGACATTGAAACAGATGGACTAGACCCAACTAAGATACACTGTATCGCAGCTAAAGTCATAGGCTTACATCAACCCTGTGAATTCTGGGGACCAGATACTGTTAAGTTCTTTCCAGCTTGGCTGATAGAGATAGAAGCTGATACTTTGGTGGGACATAATATCATAGGCTATGATTTACCTGCTATGTCCAAGCTCCTAGGATTCGATTGGGGTGGAGATGTTGAAGATACCCTAGTCATGAGTCGTCTGAGTAATCCAAGTAGGGAAGGTGGACATTCTCTTGCCAACTGGGGTAGGGTAATGAACTTCCCTAAAGGGGACTATGATGATTGGGAGAATTACTCTGAAGAAATGAAAGAGTATTGTATCCAAGATGTTGAGGTTACTACTAGAGTTTACAACCAATTAACTAAAGAGAATATATCTAAGGCAGCACTCAAGTTAGAGCATAAGATATATAAGATTACCCAACAGCAGACTAAGAACGGCTGGAAGTTTAACACTAAGAAAGCTACATCATTATTAGCTGAGTTAAAACAAGAGATGTTCAATGCTGAAGATGATGTAAGGGAAGTCTTTGTACCTTTAGCTACGTTCAAGAAGCTTAGCTTTCCAAAGACAGCTTATAAGAAAGATGGAACTATCTCAGCCTCATTCCAAAGACAGTTAGACAAGAAGGTATATCTAGATGAGGAACTTGGGTGGGGTATAGATACATATCCTCCATTCAACCTAGGTAGTAGACCTCAGATAGCTAGATACCTCCAACACTTTGGCTGGGAGCCTACTGACTTCACTGAGAAAGAGACAGTCATGGTATCTGAAAGCATACTAGAGAAGGTAGAGATACCAGAGGCACAGTTAATAGCTAAGTACCTTATGTTACAGAAGAGACTAGGTATGGTAAGCAGTTGGATAGAAGCAGTAACAGATGAAGACAGGATACATGGTAGTGTTAATACATGTGGTGCTGTAACAGGAAGAATGACACACTCTAAACCTAACCTAGCTCAAGTACCGGCAGGTTACTCACCTTATGGTAAGGAATGTAGAGAGTTGTTTACAGTAGAGGAAGGGTACAGGTTAGTAGGTGCGGATGCGTCTGGGTTAGAGCTGAGGATGCTTGCTCACTACATGGATGATAATGATTATACAAACGAGGTAGTCAATGGGGATATACACACAAGAAATCAAGAAAATGCAGGACTTAAATCAAGAGACGAGGCGAAGACTTTCATCTATGCTTTCCTATACGGAGCAGGTGATGGCAAAATCGGGGAGATTGTCGGAGGCTCAGTTAAAGAAGGTAGAAAACTTAAGGCAGACTTCCTTGATAATACGCCAGCACTTAGTTCTTTACGAAAAAGAGTTGTCCAAGATTCTAGTGAAGGGAGGATTATGGGATTAGATGGTAGACAGTTACATATAAGAAGCTCACACGCAGCACTCAATACATTACTACAATCAGCAGGAGCTATTGTGATGAAGAGAGCTGTTGTTCTATTAGATAAGTTTGCTAAAGAGTACAACATCAACTACAGGTTAGTAGGACAGATACACGATGAAGTACAGGCTGAAGTACAAGAGAGTCAAGCTGACTTCTTTGGTAGCTTAGCTGTTGATTGTATTAAGAAAGCAGGTATAGACTTTAAACTTAACTGTCCACTAGATGGTGCTTATCAAGTAGGGACAACGTGGAAGGAGACACACTAATGGATGCAGTATCACCAGCACATTACAAACAAGGGGACATCGAGGTTATAGATTACATCCTCGACCAGAAGTTCGATTACTTAGAGGGAAACATAATCAAGTATGTATCTAGGTATAAAAACAAGAACGGTATCGAAGACTTGCGTAAGGCAAGATGGTACCTTGATAAACTAATAGAGGGAATGGTATGAAAGAAATAGATACACTAGTAGATGACTTATATGAAGTCTTAAAGACAAGCAAAGCAGCAGATGGCGTAGACCAGGAATTAATCATAGAGGAGTTCGGGGAAGCTATGAAGTCTCTGTTAAGGGATAACGTGCTTCACGAGAGAGAAGACAAGCGCACACTTAGGATGTCTAACATAGGTAGACAAGATAGATTCCTGTGGTTTGTACACAACGGATACTCTAAGGAAAGCTTTACACCCGCTACGTTAATGAAGTTCTTATACGGTCATGCGACTGAGGAGCTTGTGCTTGCCTTGGTTAAGTTATCGGGACATAAGGTAACACATCAACAAGCCGAGGCTGAGGTGGGAGGTATTAAAGGTAGCATGGACTGTATGATTGATGATGTTCTTATCGATGTTAAGACTACATCACCGTATGGATTCAAGAAGTTTAAAGAAGGCTCTATAAGATTCGATGACCCGTTTGGATACCTAGACCAACTAAGAGGATACGCAGCTAGTCTAGGTGTAACTGAAGGAGGTTGGTTAGCTATTGATAAATCAGGTGGACATATATGTACATCTATAGAAAGCTTTAAGTACGATGAACCTATTGAAGTAAGGATAGAACATCTACAGGAAGTCATGGAAGAACCTGAGATGCCTGAGCAATGCTATGCTTTAGTACCAGATGGCAAGTCAGGTAACACTAAGCTTGCTATGGAGTGTAGCTACTGTGCTTATAAACAACATTGCTTTCCTGATATGAAAGTCTTTGCTTACTCTACAGGTCCTAGGTTCTTGGTTGATGTTATCAACTACCCTAAAGTAGCTGAGATTTATGACTACTTTGACGATAAGTAAATGATACATAAGGAAAACATTCTCCTGCTGTATAATCAAGGATGGAGTTACAGAACGATAAGTTCTATCCTTGGTTGTTCTAAAGGAACTATAGCTTATCACTGTAACAAAACATCTAAGTATAAAAACATGATGAGGATGCGAGTGAACGGAGATAAGTATAGAAAAAGAAACAGACAATTCGTCTGGGATTTCCTAAAGATTAACCCGTGTAAAGAATGTGGAGAAGACAACCCTAGAGTGTTAGACTTTCATCACCTAGACCCAACAACTAAACACAGAAACATAGCTGTAATGAAAGCAGGAAGATGGGGAACCGAAGCTATACAGAAAGAGATAGACAAATGTATAGTTCTTTGTTCCAACTGTCACAGGAAGGAAACGTCTGAGCAATTCAACCACCATTCAACGGTAAACAAATGAGCAATCTAACAAGGAAACTGTGGAAAGTCGCTGACGCAGAGACCATTGAAGTAGCGACAATAACTGAGGTACGTAGTATGAAAGATGAAATTATGAAACTGTTAAGGACAAAGGCTAGTTTAGTTGCTTTTGTAGGTATTGTATTAGTTATGTTAGTAGGTAGCTGGCTCGGTCTTTGAAGAGCTTAGTACAACTCGATAAAACAAACGAGCTTTATCTTAAATTACGTAAGGATAAGGCTCGTAACCGAGAGGTTAAGAATACAACAGCACGTAGACCGTTCTGGAAAAGAGACTGGAGGAAGTAATGAGTGAGGAAAGAAGAATATTCGGGAGTGTATACACCTTTGAACAGGTATTAGAAAGGCTTATGTTAACCGATGAGGAACTGTTGTTATGTAAGCAGCATAGAGAGTACAACAAGAAGCTAAATGATATGTTAGATACTAAGGACTTTAAAAAGGATGTTAATTCTATAGGAGACCCTCCGGAATGAGACAACAAGCTATATTTAAGATAGCTCCTTGTGTCGCAAGCAGAGCTAGAGTAACACGTTGGAGTACATACTTCCCTAAGAAGTACACTGAGTTTAGGAAAGCTCTGAGTGCTATCATAAAAAGTTTACATCCATCTTCCACAGAAGATTTACTCTATGTTAAAATTGACTTTCACGTGCAGATTCCTAAGTCAGCTAGTAAGAAACGAAAGGCTGAGCTAGAAGGAAAATACTGTGACAATAACGCTGACATAGATAACTATGTTAAAGCAACACTTGATAGTTGTGAAGGTTACTACTATCAGAATGACAAACAAATAGTAATGTTAAGAGCAAGGAAATTCTGGAGCAATGAAGGAAGGATTGTCTTTGAAGCATTATCACTAGACGAACTGGAGAAGTGGAATGGAAAGGAAAGAACTCAGTGAAAGACTATCAGCAGACTACGCAATGAGAGCTATAAGCCTAGGTAAACAATATAAAGAATCTTATAATGAATATCTTAATAGATGTAATAACAGAACTACAGATGATTTACTGTCTCAGTTCAAAGCAGGTGGGTTAGATAAGCCTGTGTTTGGCTAAATAGAGAGCCATATAAGGGGATTCTAGCGTACTTTAACTAGAACCCCTACCTTATACCTTACTTCAACCCTAACAGGTCTTTAAACTCCACAAAGTCAAACTCTTCTTTATCTACAGAAGCCGCCCAAGCTGGCTTTTTACCATATAATTCAAAAGCTTCTTTAGCACCCTCTTGAGTTTGCCAATAAGGAGACTCAGTATTAACACTCCACCAATTATCTCCCGGGTTTTGTTGCCATCCCGGTTTTTCTTCTGTAGAAGGCTTAGCAATCTGCTTACCGGTAATCATAGACTCTTTATTCTCTCCCGGATAAACAGTACCTTCAGGAGACTTTGATTGTTTAACTTTAGGAGCTTCAGCTTCTTTAGGAGCTTCAGCTTCTTTAGGAGCTTCAGCTTCTTTAGTAAAATCTTCTTCAGTTAAAGCAGTATTAACCAATTCATTAGCACCTATCAAACCTAAACCTATACCGGTTCCAGCTCCCGCCAAACCTGCTTTAGTAAGTAACCTCTCTTTGAGTGATAAAGGAATTAAACTACCGTCTTTATCTCTATCACCTGTTAAATCTCTCTTTTGAGTAGTCTCTTTAGCTGGTTTCGCAGGGTCAGGGTGTTTTTCCGCTGCTCTTCCTTCAGCACTAGCCTTGTCCTTGTCTGCGTTAGTTTTATTATCAGCTTTCTTCTGAGCTACTTTAGCTTTATTATCAGCATTGGCTTTGGTTTGAGCTTGTTTAGCTTTAATCCAGCTAGATTGATTAGCTTTAACTACATCATCAGTTTTCTTAGAACTGTTTGTTAACATCTTCTTAGTTCTTTTTGCAGTACCTTTTTTATTACCTACTGCTGCCGATAACGCAATAAGAAGAGCAGGAGGAACACCTGCGTTCTCTAAAGAATCTAAAACAGTATCATCTAACCCTCCCCATAAACTACTCTCAACAGGTTTATCAATCGCTTGATACCACCTACTCTCAACTTCTGGAGTCCAAAGGTTGCTATCTTTACCATAATCAGCTTCTAATGCTACAACATCACTATCTGATAAACTATCAGCAAATGCTTTATCAGACATAACCAACTCTTCTGTTTCATAGAAGTGGATAGCGTCATACTCAGGGTGGTTCTCTTCCATGTAGTCTAACCATACATCAAAAGGTGTACTCGGGTCTTGGTACTTAGGATGTACCGGGTCTTCCACCATTATCTTTCTTGCCATTTTACTCTCCGTTATTAATATTATTAATCTTCATCCCAAGGTTCTCCGTATTGCGGGAATCCAAAGAATCCTGAAGCTGTTCTCTCAATCTTTTCTTTCCATCCAAAGTCTTCGCTGAATAAAGGTTTGGATACAATAGGTACCATTTTACCTAATATCCATTTACTGTAATGTGTAGTGCCATCTTCGTCTATTAACCTAGGTCCTAGTGGCGTTCCTTTCTTCATAGAGAACCATTGTTTATTATACAATGCTTCTAACAATGTCTTAGGAACAATAGAGCCTTTGTTAGCTAAAGTGTGCATAGGATGCTGTACCCAGTGAATAGGTTCAGCAATCTGCTTAGAGATAACCATAGACTCACCATTACCTAACTCAACCTTACCACTGTTATCACCGAACCAGAAATCAAACAGAGTATCAACAGAAGCTTCTTGGTCGTTTAACGTAGTGATTCCGTACCATAAAGCAGAGGTGTAGATACCAGCTCTAGCTGAATAAGCAGCGTACATATTCCAAGACCTAATTAACTCAGCGCCTTCTTTAGACTTCCAAGCTTTAGTGTCTCCTCTGTGAACAGCTTTAGCAAATTCTTTAGACACTGTGTAACCTAAAGTTCCTACCCTACCAACAATTCTAATGTTGGATATAGTCCAATCAGGAGCAAACAATCCCAAGTTTAACCACCTACGTTTATTAACAGGAAGTAACTCAGCAGTAGCATTAGCTACTTTAGCTCTGTAAGTATTAGGACGGTCAGCAGCATATTCATATAGCTTAGTAGTAAAGTCATTCCAATCTAAAGAACCGAAGGCATCATTAGCAAATTTAGCTGCTTGTTTACCAGCTTGATCTTCAGTTAACTTACCAGCGAATACACCTCTCTTCATAAGTTTTTCTTTCTGTCTTAAATAGACAGCTAGCTTAAACCTATCATGTAACAACTCCCACGTTACATAATCAATCGTATCAAAACCCTTACCAATCCATTTACCCGGAACTCCTAGTTGTCGAAGTATATCATCAACAGGTATCTTTCCGGGGTTTACTAGTTCTTGTCTCTTAATGTTAATAACCTGTAGACCATCTTTTATAGCTTCTTTTGCAAAGCCTCTAAAAGTACCTGACTCTAAACTTAAATCCTTCCAAGTTATAGTTCTACTACCTTCCTTTCCTTTAACTAAAGTTCCTTTACCCATAACACCTTTTACAACGCCAGAAGCACCTAAAGAATAAATACCAGACATAAGCAATGCTTGTGCGTGGAAAAGAGAACCAAATACAAAGACACGTTTTAACGTGTTATTAAGCGTAAGGAGCTTCTCCATAGTCCCGGCTATACCACCTTTACTAGCCGTAACAAAGAAGTCATCTAAAACATGCTTGACTGAAGTGTGAGCTACCTTATCTTTAAGAGCAGGATGAGTAAATGTCTCATA